CCATAAATAGAAATCAAATGTTCTCTGGTATTTTTAGGACGTAATTTATCTCCGTTTGGCATTATGCTAATCCTCTTGATCTTAAACGTATTTGTTTTTCTTCTTCTGATAAGAAAGCATTTTCCATGGGTGTCAGTCCCGATTGATTTATTCCTCCTTGAGGAGCTGTCATAGCCTGTAACGTACCTGGATCTGGCATAGGTGTCTGTGGTAATGCAGCTTGTCCCTGTGGATCTGTATCTGGTAAAAAGTTTTCTAAATCTAATTGAAACTCTCCATGTAAATTTTGTATTTCCATTAAATTTCTCATAGCTTCTAATGTTCCTCGTGCTCCTAAAAAAGGATTTGGTTGACCACTTTCTCTTGCGATATCTTCAAATCTTTCTTGAATTTTTTCTGATGGATAAAAAGGATCAAATTCACCAGATAGTAATTCCTCTAACGTAGATTTTGGTATACCTCTTTTTTCAAATATGTCTTCTAATTTATTTGGATTAACACCTAAAATCATTGCATTTTTAATGTGATTTAACATTTTTTTTCTTACTTCAAACAACTGTTTGTTTGCAACAAAATATCTTTCGATTACATCTTTGGGTGTTTTTCTTTCCCCTGATAAAACACCTTTTTTACCACCTGTAAATAATTTTGTAGCATCTGATTGTCCTTGTCTTAAATCATATAGGTAAAAACCTAATGCTTTTTCTGGATTAACTTTTTCTAGTCTAAATCCAAATATACCCGCTAATTCATAAGGCACTTCATACATAGTTGGTCCTTTACCAGGTATGTCTTGAAATGCTTTATATGTTCTTTCAAAAGGAGCAGTTGTTGGTTTTAATGTTTTAATTAAATGCTGTAATGCTATTTCAATTGCTTCTCCTGGAGGCGTGTTTTCATCATAAAGTTCTTGACCTTCTTTAGTTCTACCATTTCTTATAAATATATCTGCTAGTGCTTCTGTATAAATTGATTCTGAAATAAATGGTGATGCTGTTTCTCCTGCAGCTTTTGCAATACCTTCTAAAAATCCCTTTAATAATATTTCTTCATCTTCAATACCTTGTTGAATGTTTGTTAATACAGATTGAAAAGGTCTACTCAAAGTATCATAGACATTATTTTTAGACCAATCAGTATAATATATTTCTTCTGTTTTTGGATCTCTTGTAAATATTAATTGTGAATTTTTTGACCAAGGTGCAACAAAATCTCTAGCAGCATCTGCTTCTTCGTTTGAAACTCCAAATATAGACTGCGCTCCTTTTATTAATCCATAAGGTAAAACAGTTGTTGCTGTTGTTATACCTATTAATCTTTTCATACCTTCTCCCTTCATAGGATTGGTACTAGTTATTGGATTTACTTTTCCTGTTATAGGATCTTTCAAATCTTTCATGATTTGTTTAAATATACCACCACCTGTTCTAAATACTTCTGAAGGCCAGGACATAAAATTACCTAATGGAGAAACTCTAGCTGCTCTTACAAACTCTCCCACCTTTGCATAATTAGGTACAGTGTCTTGTACAATCTGTGCAACTTCTTTTTCTATTTCATCTGTAGTTTTTTTTATACCTGCTTTGGCATATTTTTCTGCTCTTGTTATTTTTTGAACTTCAAAATTTATAATTTTCCAAATATCATCTTCCGCAACATATAAATCTTGCATAAATTTAGCAGATTTTTTAATACCTCTAGATGTTTTTTTACCTAAAGTATTTATCATAGGTTTTAAAACACTGTCTGTTGCAAGATTACCTTCACCAAATCTTACGTCTTTCATTAGATTACGTAAATCACCCAGTCTAACGTTTGTATTAACAATACCTAACTCTAAATATCTTCTATATTTTTCTTGAGAAAGTGGAGCTCTGGGTCCGCCTACTTGAACTGTTCCAAAAGCTTCTTTAACTGCTCTTGCAAATATTCTAGGATCATTAAGTATTACTCCATTACCTAGAGAAAATGCACCTGAACTTAAAAAGTTTCTAATGTGTGTAGGCACTGACAAAATTGTTTTAGCATATTGTGCACCGGCTTTCGGTGTTAAAATTAAATTACGCCAGAACCAAGAAAAAGTTTTACCTAATGCACCTCCCGTGTCTCCTCTCATAAAATCTTGTATTTTAGATACATTTGAAAAACCTTCAGCTATTTCTCTAGTGGTATAAGTTCCTCCCAATCTATTAATTAAAACTCCTTCTTTAAAATATTCTTCTACATAATCATCCATTTTTACAATATCTGAATTTGGTCCAAATGCTCTTTTGGCACTTAACGGACTATCATGAAAAAAACCTCTTTGACCAAAAGGTGTATCAGATTTTGCAGCTGCTTTCATAGCATCATCTACATCCAATATTTCATCAAATAATTGATTCTTTCTGGCTATGGTAGATAATCTATTCATTCCTTCAAATATAGAATGTCTTGCATCATTTATTTCACCAAATAGTTCTCTAAATATTTTAGAACCTTGACCTATTACTTGAGTATATTTTTTACCATCCGGTAATTCTTTAGTTAAAGTTTGTGAAAATGTTTTTAATCCATAAGCGTCATCAGCTGATTTTGATAAATTTTGATATGCAAATGTTGGAAGAGTATCTTTAGAAGGATCCATTTTTCTAACTTGTTTTATTATATCATTAACCATTCCTTCTGCTTCCAAGTCTGTAATTGGATTATTATTTTTTGCAGCATATCTTTTAAATAATTTTTTTGCGTTGTTGACAGAATCTCTAGTAGGTTTGTATCTTGAAAAAAATCCTGCTTCTGCATTTTCAAATATTTCAAAAGTGTTACCTATGTAGTTTTTAACTCTGTTACCCATTATTTTTCTTAAATCTTTTGTAACACCTACAGGTAAGTCTGCTTTTGCTCCTGGACCTTGAGCAGTAATGTTTAATAAATTATTAAATTCACTTCTAGTTTTTGTTAGTATTTCTATAATTTTATTTGCAGCAAGTGCACCCTCTTCTACACCTATTTTATCCGCAGCTGATTTTATAATTTGGTTTTTTAAATTTTCATTTATAGGTTTAGTTAAATCACCTTCAAATAAAGTATCATCTAAAAGTTTTAAAAATTCTTTTCTTTCTTGAACACTAGATGCATTAAAAAATTTTCTAAATTCAGGAAATATTTTATCTACCTCTTTATCAATTCTAGCTACCATTTCTTGAGAAAAATTAGTGTCTCTCATTTCTCTTGCTTTTTGTGTTTGTTTAGCCTCCGCTATTTCTTGTGGTTTAGTTCCTCTAAATCTAAATGCTGATGCTAGTTTATCTAATCCTCTTTCAATTAAAGAACTACTATATGCTAATTCTTTACCTGCAGTTGCTAATTTTTTTATACCTACTCCAGCTCCATAAACAAAAGGTGCCAATAACAATGATTCAGTTCCAAATTTTAATCTATTTAATAATTTTCTTTCGGCATCTTCTGATTCATTTGGTCTTACATCTCTATCTAATTCAGTTGGGCCTGCTTGAAATAAATCTCCAAATGTACCTATCTTTTCATTATCTACTACTAATGTTTCACCAGCTGCTCCACCTAAAGTAATTACTCCAAATCGTTTTGCACCTGTTAATTTATTTAATTGATTTGCTTTATCTATTCCTTTTGACACATTTGGGTTTTTAGGACTCACTAATTTATTTGCTTTTTTAGCTCTTAATAGTTTACCTGCTAATTTCTCAACACCTTTAGTTGTTAATTTAGCTCCCATTGTTCCAAAACTTGCTATTTGAGTAAGTGCTTCTGATATTTTACCTACTGCTCTTTCTTGAGCAAGTTCTTCGAAAGGATTTATTTTATCGAAAAATTTTTCTACTTCAGCTGCATAACTAATATCTTTTTCAGATACATCTGGGATTCCTAATAATTTACCGCCGCCTAAATCAAAAAGTTCAGCAGTAACAGATGCAAATCCTTCAGGTATTTTTATTGCACCAGATAAAACACCTGCAGTAAATGAAGTTGCACCTGAAACTTCATTATTTTCTTCAGGCTCTGGTTTTAAAGTATCTTTTTCTTTTGCTGAAAATTCAATAGACTTGAATCTTGGATCATCTAGGCTTAGATTAGCCATAGGTTACTCCTGTGGTTCAAATGTTAATGGATCTAATCTGTAGGTTCCACCTGCATTATCAAATATTAAAAAATCTTTAGTTATTGCATCGTATATAATGTCTCCAGCATTGAATGCATCAGTAGGTAAAGGTACAACATTTCCTTTGTTGTCAAAAGAATATGGTTTAAAACCTTTAAATCTAGATATTATTTTAGGAGAAGCTTCTCTTCTAAATTTAGTAATTCTAAATGCTGTTTCACCGGGATTACTAGCTACAGCAGGGTTTCTACTTTCAGCGTATCTTTCTGTTCTTCTGTCCACTACATTTTCAAAATTAGGTGTTACTTGTTCTGTTCTTGGATCTTTTTGTTTAATTTTTGCAACCTCTATATCACCAGCTGTTTTCTGTTTTGCTAACTTTACATCCCGTTGATATTTAAGTTCTGCATCTTGTTGAGCTTGCATTCTTCTTTTTCTCTCTGTCTCTTCATCAATATCTAATCCAAGAGCTGCTAGTTCAGCTTCTCTTTGCATATCTTTTTTACCTTGTAAGCCTCTAAATAATTCTTGTGTTGGTTCTTCAAAAGCCATTGCAAGATTTGCTGCTGTGCTACCACCTCTAGTTTCATAAAGACCTCTTAATCCACCTGAAATTAATAATTGTGAAACAGGATCAATAGCTGGCTGTTCATATTTTTTCATAATAGCTTCGTATCTTTCCCTGTTTGTCGGTCCTCCAACACCCATTGGATCTGAAATACTATGTGTTTCTCTATCTTGAATTCCGGACATTATACCATTCATATTGGTACTGCCACCTTTTCTAAACATAGGTCTTCTAAATACTCTACTCATTATCTTAATGCTCCGTATATACCAGCTAATGTTGAAGCTGTACTTAATGCTGTTTGTGTTCCACTTGGAGTAGGTGTCATAACTTGTTTACTTTGTCCTGGATAACCTGCAATCATACTAGTTACGCCAGCACCGTAAGCTTGTGTTCCAGTTAACGGCTGCATTAATTGTTGTTGAGCTAGTTGTTGTTGTGCTTGTAGTTCTGCTTGTTTTTGAGCTTGAACATTTGCACCTAAAGATGCAAGACCTGATACTTGTCTTCCTAACAAACCTTGTTGTCCTGTTGCAAGACCCATTTGTTGAGCGTATTGTTGAGCAGCTGCTTGTTGAGCTTGACCAAAACCTTGTTGTAATAACTGAGCTTGTAATGCAGCTCTATTTCTATCTGATGCTTGTTGATACTCTGCTCTTTGTACACCTTCTCTTGCACTACCAAACGCTCCTGCTCTTACTGCTTGGTCGGCAATTCCTTGCATACCTTTTTGAGATTGTATATCGTATTCTTGTAAAGTTGTATCAATTACATCTTTTTGATATGGAGACATGTAGGCTTGATAAGCCTGTGGTCCTGTAGCCGCTTGAGCTGCTTGTAAATACGGTTGATATGCTCCAATACCTGCTGTTGCTTGTTTAATTGCTTCTAATTGAAGCGGATCCATTTGTGCTACAAATTGTGGACCAAATACTTTCGAAAGATCTGCTGCTTCGTATTTTCCTGTAGCTGTAGCTAAATCTCCAAGAAAAGTTTTACCTGCTGCTTCAATAAATGGAGCCGGTAATACTTGTGTTTGTGTAACTGCCATTATACTCTACCTCCATTTTCGAGTTTTTTCATCATGTCATACATACGTTGTGCACCTAAGTTGACATTCCCGTCACCCATTCCTCTTACAGCATCTGCTGTAAATACAAATTCGTTATTTGATAACATAGCTGGTATGTCATCTGCCTTCTCTTTTACACCAACTGGAGGAATAAATCCACCTGTTTCTCGTAAATCTAATTCCTTAACACCTGCTTCATTGGTTCTTTTAGGTAGACCCATGATTCCTGATGCCTGATCCACAACATTTCCACCTTTACTGTATCCTCTTGTAGCTCTCATATATTCGTCATAAGTTTTATATTTATCATACCCTATATCTTTTATGTATTCTTCAAGAGTTGGTATATATAAACCTAAATCATCTTTTTCAGCGTCTTTTAAATAGCTTTGATAAAGTTCTTCATCACTTAAATTTGCTCTTTCTAGACTACCTTTTCTGTATAGTTCTGCTACATAAGGACCATAAGTTCCCCCTTTATTCAATTCAGCAAGATAATCTTTTTGTAAATCATATAAATTTTGAAATTCTTTTTGTAACTGAGCATCTGGTCCTGGTGTAGTAGGAGCTACATTACTTGGTGGAGTGGTTGTAGGTTGTGTCGTTCCAGGTGTTGTCTGGAGTATACCTGTTCCTGAACTTCCTCCTCCTGTGCTTCCTGATGTAATTGATGATTCTGTTATTGGTCCCGATGGTCCCATTAATCCTCCCGATGATCCTGCCCCACTATATGCTGACATGACTCCACCGTTCATATCATCCATCACCACTTGTTTTGGTGCTTGCCCTGATGGCATATTTGATCTTTTTAAATATTCTATTACATCTCCATATAAAGGAGTTCCACCCTGTGGAGAACCTAATTGCTGCGCAGGTTGACTACCTTGTTGATATTTAACTCTACCACCATCAGCAAATAAATTTGTTCTAACAAATCTTTCTACTTCTTCTCTACCTGCTTCAGGGTGTCTTCTTGAATAATAATCTCTTAAATAATTTTCTAATGCAACTTTATCTTGTGTAAGATCTTCAATTTCTTCTGGTGACTTTCCTTCAAACGCAGCAGATAATGCAGCTGGAACACCTACAGCAGCTGCTTTTCCTAACATAGATAATTTTCCAGCCTTGTCTACTAAACCTAAGTTATTTAAAACACTACCAAATTTACTTAAACCAAATTCTTTTGCACCTGGATTAGTTGCCATCATAAGTGGATTAAAACTACCTCTTCCAAAAAAAGAACCTAATCCTCCAGGCATTAAAGCATTTGCACCAAAACCTAAAATTGCAGCTTTACCTAATGGAGACTTTACAACATTCTTAACAGCTTTCTTTACAGACTTAACTAAACTACCAAGTCCATACATCTGTCTAGGTTGTTGTGATCTGCTTATTGTCATATTATTCTTCTGATGCTGCTCCTAACGGCATTGCCGCTACTTTAATTTTTACTGATCTAGTTACAAATTCTCTTTGAGTTGGAGAATTTGGATCTGCGATATCGGCTTCTGCTTCTTCGTCAGAAGCGTATTCGTAATTTGTGTTCTTGTTACGTAATACTACCTCAGTTTCGCACTTTAGTACAGGTACTTTTTTACCATTTATTATAGTATAATTAACTTCTGATTCTTCTACAAACATTATGATGGTCCTCCTGAATCTACTATATACACTCTAGTTGTTTCTAATAGAGCCGCAGTTCCACTTATACCAGATGTAGCAGTAGTTTCAATTGTTAATATATCTCCTTCTTCTAGCACAATAGAGCCCTTAAGCACATTAATAATTAATGGCCCTGTCATTTCTACATATGCTATTACAAATGTTGTAGATGCTGAAGAGTCTGTAACTCTTACAGTAACATTTTTATTACCACTTATATTTGTAAGTTGTAATGTTTGAAATATAGTGGTCGTCTCGTTTGGACATGTATAGACAATGTCTTGAGAACCTGCACCAGTTGGCGTATAGAATGCATTTTTATATTTATTTGACATCCTCTTTTTCTTTAGGTAATTCTTTTTTTAATTGTTCAACGTAGTGTTTATCAAGAATATCCATTTCTCCAAACTCAACAGACAATTGATCTTTTTTAGCTTTAATGTTTTGTAATCTAGCTAAACAAACCTTTCCATTGTTAGATAGTTTTTCACTATCGTATTCTTTTCCATCAAAATTAAATTTCATTTAAAACCCCCATCCTTCATCGTTTGATCCACCACCCTTAAACCATGCAAATCTATCTGCTTTTTCATTTAGTTCTTGTAGGAAAGTAGAATTTAGTTGATCTACAACCGATTGTAACGCTCTATTTGTTTGTTGTTGTGTAGATTGATCGTATTGTGGCTTTGGTTCAGGTATTCTTACTACTATTTTAGCCATTAGAAGCTACCCATTTCATCGGCTCCACCACTACCCCTATATCCTGGTCCAGCTTGTTCTCTTTCTTGTTGTCTATTTTCTCCGCCATATTGTCCAGGTTGTGATCTATATCTAGCTTCATCCTGTTGTCTTATTTTTTCCATTTCAGCTCTTTGTCTTGCTTCTTCTCTTGCTTTCTCTATAGCAGCTTGTTTTTCTCTCTCTCTTTGTAATCGTTCTTCAGCTAATTTTTGTTCAAGTCTAAAATCATCCGCTGCTTTTAATGCTATTCCTCTATATGCATTGTTACTAGTCATAGCTCCTATCACATCTGGACTATATGAACCGATACCTGTAGATATTTGACCAGGAGGTTCTCTTAAAGAACCTGTTGAAGTATATTCATATTCATCTAATATACCTTGTACATTTTTACCATCTTCAGTTTGATATAAACCACTAGTAATATTTCTATATCCTTTAACTAAATTTCCATTTTCATCTTGAAAATATCTAACATCATTTTTGTCTAAATTACCAAATGCACCAAAACCTGTTCTGTTATCAGCACCATCTCTCCTTTGATTCATTGGAGCTGCGGGTATTCCAACTGGACCAGTAGATTTAGTAGTTGTTTCTTCTTCATCGAATATACCTAGTCTATTGTTTTTAGATGCATCATAATCATCAAAGATACCTGCAATACTAGGTAGTCCTCTAATAGTAGATCCTCTATTTAAATAATCTAAAACATCTGCATATAAAGGTGTAAAAGGTGTTCTAAATGCCATTATCTTCTTCCATCTGGTTGTATATCTAATCTAAATGTACCAAAACGCCAAGATTGATTTGCATCGTCATTTTCTATTTTAACGTTAACAAACCTACCTCTTGCTCTAGTATCCTTTTTATCAGTAGATGACTCAATTGTAAAGGGGCTAAGAGTGCTATTACTATCGGATTGTTGAGGATATCTCTTAATACCTAACGTAACTTTTGCCTTACCATCTAATGTTTCAAAATCCGGTACAAAACGTCTTACAGCAACAAATACTTCACCTACTATACCTAATGATATAGGTTGACTAGAAAGAGCACTTTGTCTTTGTTGTAGGTCAAAATCAAAAGATTTTATAAATGATGTAATAGTTGTTACAGCTCCTGTTTCATCAACCTGGTCTGTACCTATTTCATGTTCAAATAATTGTGTTTTACCTAATCCAGATTCACCTACCACAACAGGAAAATTACCTGTTCCTGTGCTTGTAAATTTTGTTCCAAATGGATTATTATATACTTCTGCATCAATCCAAGAAGATCTTGGTTCTGTTCCTGTATACCATACTTTATCTGTGTAATTATAAGTTACATACCTATCATTAAAATCAGAACCTGATGATGGATACCACCAAGTAATCTCTGTATATAAATTATTAATACCAGCACAAATCTGTTGTCCTTTTGTTGTATCAATATCATCATACACATAATCTTCTACACTACATGGTATAGATCTAACGGTACCATCGAATGCAAAGAAACCTTTAGGTGACATCCAAAATGCAACACCATCTATTTCAACAGCTGCATTTTTGCCTACTAATCCACAGTTAGTACCTACCTGTTCAAAACCAAATGTAAAAGGCGCACCTATGTGTCTCATAATATAAAGAGCATTATCTGTCCAAACTAACATAGATTCTTTTGCTCTTACTGCAGACATTATTTTAGTACCATCTTGCAGTCTTTGTGAACCTGCTGTGTTTGTAGATGTGGGTGTATAGCTGTTTATATTTTCTTGGTCAGAAAATACTATAGACATATTATCTTGTGGATTAGGAATACCACTAGATGGAATAACACTTCCAAAATGAACTAAGTGCCTTGTTGTTGGTGATACCATTGTAAATCTAGATGCAGCTGGATTATTAGTAGTGCTAAATCCTGTTGTACTTTGTGATGCTCTTACAGTTAAAGGGTTTAATGCAGTTGAATCCCATGTAAAAGTTGCACCATTTGCAATAGTTGCAACTAACACTGCTCCATAGTTATCAAGACTCCAGAGGCCTGGCTCAAGAACCACTCCTTCTCCACTTGAATCTTCTCCCCAAGTTTCACTGCCCCAAGTACTTGTTCCCCAACCATAACCTGTTGTTTGAACTTGTGGACCTACTGTAACATAAGGAGTAACTGTAACACTACCACCAGGTCCTGCACTTCCTGTAGCATTTGAACTTTGAGTTACTTTAAAATTATTAGAATCAACAACAGTTGTTACTTGAAATAGTTTATCATCAAAGTCAGATGCGGAATAACCTGTACCTGCAGGTAAAGTTGTGGACTGTAATAAAATAATATCGCCTTCATTTAAACCATGACTGTTTAATGTTAAAGTAACTAAAGGTGAACTTGCAACTGTTGTAATAGTTGCAGAACCTAAAGAGGCACCTAAAGGTGTAATATCATAAAGAACACCATCATAATAAATTAATAAAAATTTATCTGTACCAATTGCAATATATTTATTACCTATTAGATCAACAAAAGCATGCATCTGTCTTGCAATACCCACAATAGATTTTTTAACAGGTGATTGCCAACCACCTACTTTTTCAGGTAAGCCATATCTAAATCTTACATTATCAGAATCAATCCAACGCTGTTCTGCACCAGCAGTTGTAGTTTGCTTATCTATTCCAGGTAATATTTTAAAGTCGACAAGAGCCATCTTGTAAGCTCCTTATGCTGTATTTGTTTTGTATGCCCAACCTCTTGTAGCATCCACATAAACTAAAGTAATAGCTTGACCGTTTGTGCTTAATACTAAGTCTGATGTACCTGTGTTAATTGGTTGACCATTTCTACCTACTGTTAAATTATTTGTTGCAAAAGTTCCTCTTGCATCGATGATAGTTACTTCATCTCCTGTAGAAGGTGATGCAGGTAATGTAACTCCAAAAGCAGAACTTGTTGTATTTGCTAAAACTTGGTCTCCTGCTATTGCAGTAAAAGCACCTGTTACTGTAGTATAACCTCTAGTCTTAGGACCTTTGTAAGCCCAACCTCTTGTAGAATCTACATATACTAAAGTAGCTGCTTGACCATTTGTAATTAAAACATCATCAGTTGCAGAGCTTTCAATTGGTTGACCATTTCTTCCAATTGTTAAATTGTTTGTTGCAAAAGTTCCTCTTGCATCAATAATAGTTACTTCATCTCCTGTAGAAGGTGATGCTGGTAGTGTAATTGTAATAGCTGAACTTGTTGTGTTTGCCATTACTTGATCACCTGCAACTGCAGTGTATGCAGAAGTAACTGTATAATATCCTTTTGTCATTGGACCAGAACTGATGTTTGTTCCATCAGAGTATAAAACAACTTTTGCACCTACAGGTATTGCAACACCTGTACCTGATACTGTTTTAACAGTTAATGTATAATGTGAAGAAGATCTTGTAGTTGCATCTTCTACAATAAATACTCTTTCAGCAGAGTCTGGCATAGTAACTGTTCTATTTGCTGCTAAGGTTCCAGTTAATTTATAGTATAAATTTTTACCGTTTGATGTTGTAAAACTAGCTAAAGATAAAGCTACATCTGAACTAGCTACATCTAAATCTAAATATCCTGATGCTGCTTGTTCTAAAATTTGTAGGTTTGTGTTAGTGATTGTGCCCCATGTACCAGACTTTTCGCCTGTGGTCATGAGTTCTAGTTTAAGATCACTTGATGTACTTGATGCCATATTTACTCCTTATATTACATATTATATCAATTTTCAACCAGGTCAACTACGGTTTTGGTGGTATCGCTGTAGGGTCTATTTCTACCCAATCTCCTGTTGTTTGAGTGTCTATTTCTGTCCATACTCCAGTTGCTCCTGTATTGGTATTTACCCATAATTGAGCTGCATCTGGATCAATTGGACTCCATGCTCTAACAGATACATTACTTGTTGAAAGATTAATTCTGCTACCAGTTGGATTTACAACTGCTGTTCCTGTAACTGTAACTGTACCTGTTGCAACATTTGCCCTGTTTCCTGTAACAGGAACCGTTGCTCCTCCACTAGCTGTTACATTACCAATTGTTACATTAACTCTATTACCTGTAACAGTAACAGTTGCATTTGCTGTTACAGTAACTGTACCATTTGCAATATTAGCCCTGATGCCTGTTACAGGAACCTGGACACTATTTCTAACTGTTACATTACCTATTGCTAAATTAGATTGGTTACCCGTTACATTAACTATTGAGTTACCATTAACAGTAACCGTTCCTGTTGCAGTATTAACCTGGCTTCCTGTTGCAACAGCTACAGCTGCAGCGGCAACGGTTACATTCCCTGTTGATATGTTAACACGGTTACCTGTAACATTGACTGTTGCTTGACCTGCAATTGTAACATTACCAATTGTAAAATTAACTCTGTTACCAGTTACATTGACTAATGCGTGGTTTATTACATTACCGCCGAAGCTTATTGTTGAAAAAGGTGTTGCGCCAAAAAGCATGATTACGCTCCTGGATCGATGATGTTATTGCCTTCTATTGCGGCCCATTCTTGTATTGCTTGGTAATCTTTATTTGCTTCATCATGTGGTACAAATTTAGTAATATTATTCATTATTGCTTTGTACATATTACAATTACCTTTGTGGTCATAAATTTTTTCAACTAATGTTATAATCATAATTCCGCATCCATTCTTACATATCCAGTTGATTGATCTATAGTAATCATAGCTCCAAAACCTGTTGTTCTAGCTGATGAATCATTTGCATTTAAAGTAACTTCATCTGGAGAACTATTTTGTGCAATTAAAGCACTAGGTGCAACGTCAAAAGGTTCTAGATCAAATGTAGACAAAGCACT